TGAGGACGTGATTGATGCAGAACATTATCACTCAGATGTGAATCGAAAATCTTCCCACGGGCATTTACATGCCAATGGGTTGGTTGATAGGTTTATATCGGTGATTAAGTTGGGTGGGACACACTATTCTCAGAATCCATAGCTAAAGCTTGGACTGATAGGTGTAGTCGGGATTTCAAGACTTGGAACTCCAAGTAAGACTTGATCAAAGTGTTCAGTTATTTCTGAACGATCAAGCCCTAGAGGAATAACTTCCTGAATACCTGAATAGGCAGGTAAGTACAAAGGACGAATGGCGGGATCTACATAATTTAAAGTAGTTATATATGAATCATTCATATAAACTCCAAATTGATAGATACAATAGCCAATCACCAAAGTACCTAGGATTGCCCCGGCAATGCTCAATGGTGACATTGACGAATCCGAAGATCCATCAATGGATAAAGAAGGTTTCGCGGTATTGGAAACATCTTCATTATCAATTGAGTCTCATAAGCCGTTCATTACACAATAAGTAATTCATAAAATAATTACTTCTATCACGAAATTTCCAAAGAAATTGAATCAGTACATGAATTTCCATGCTGAGTTAATTCAATTCTTAGGAATTAAGTAAGAGAACGCTAAGACCCATGATAAAGGAACCCTGTTCCCTAATCTCCGATACCAAACGACGGACCTTGCGGCCCCCTTTCCTTCTACTTCTTTGAACAGGAGATCCATCTCCCTCAAATTCGGTAGTTCGAAAGGTATCAACGCCAGTGATGGCGCTTGGTATATAGTCAAGGCTAGATTAGGTCTCTTCCTATGGATAGGAAGAGGTCTAGCTTTGCTAATGGTTAAGGAGCTTATTTTGCTCCAGTGCTTGTACATACTTAAGAACGAAGTGAATTTTACTTCCTCTGTTCTTAGGTCTGTAGTAAGGTTTAAACTAACGTTAGTTAGTTTCGAATCCGAGAACACCATTAACTCCCAAAGTTGTTCACACAATTTTTGGTAAGGTGCCCCACAAATTCCAAAGTAAGTAGATAACCACTTACATTGGCCTCTATCGATCTGGTTAGGAAGGAAGAATAAATCTCCCCTTACTAAACCTTTGGACTGTTTCCCGGACAGTAAATCGGAGAGAGTTGGGAGAATCATTTCTATCTTGTAGACAACAGGGATATTGAGAACTTTGAGACCTTTGATAGGATCTCGTAAGAACTCTTGTCGATAGAGTGATTCCATCATTTGGATTCGACCAAAGTGATGTTGTGTACCTGCGACCTTTCCATAATATAAATTAGGCTTGAAATCTAGTTTTCATCATAGAAGATGTGAGAACTTAGTGGGATCTCACTCGTATTTTAAACAACGAGGAAGATATCAATAGAGGTATCTCATAGTTTCCTTTCAAGATCTAATTTTATAGATTGGTCTCCACCCTCATGTTGCCGCGAGGGTTTCTTTTAATGCTGGTTCACTCCACACTGTTTGCACATCAATATTACTTAGTCCAGGCTTAAAGTCAGTAGTTACTTTGTTTTTCAAGTAACGAGATTCTCAAACTTCTCATAAGTATGTATGGACTTTTTTCCAATCCATTACTTTACGAGAATTTATAGATTTGAGGCTCATCCAAGAGGTAAACTTTAAGTTATCCTCTACTGAATCAAGCTTATCTGGATTAAGAATATTGCCAGGGTAGGATAAGAAAACTAAAAACACGCGGAGTCTTTGACCCACTGATCATAAATCAGCAGTCACAGAACCTCGTGTTCGGAATCCTAACCCTCGTAAGGCGAGATACGAATTTAATGAGTACGAATGTTTTCTCATAAATTCTGAAGCAACGGCAGTGGAAAGGGTTGTTACTAAAATGTCTCTCAATGAGACCATAGAACAATCAAGCCCTCCTACAAAGAACTTCTTGGCGAACTCTAAAACAAGCCTTTTTCGAGACTTGATAGATTTTGCCAATCCAATTCCCACGCCGAGTTCTCTCATCAGAACAAGGTATTTAGCAGCGACGGATTTCCCCGCGACCACCATATCATCCCCTAGAACAGCATAGTCCTCATACCATTGTCAACGCGTTCCTTTATCCTGACAATCAAGATAATGCGCGAATTGGACTATAAAATGGTGAGTTATCGCGAGGAGAACTCATGAACTCAGGGCACCCATTGGTTGCCCCACTGAGTATCGGAGGTCCTTGAAAAGACCGAATCCCATACTCAAGCGATAATCTCTTTCTACTAAAAGACGTCGCCAGTTATCGGCAAGTTGCTTTCCTAACCTCGGTTGGAGAAGCAATTCTTGCAGAGATACCGGTAGTCTATCAGTAGCCGCTGAAAGGTCGAAACTATATACATTAGGAATAGTTTCTCGGATGAATTCGAACTTAACGAATCGAATTCGACCTTCCTCCAACTTTAGCAACCTTTCATTAAGTGCTAGAATTGGTTTCACTTGGTCAAAAGTCCCATCTTGAGGAATACTCCGTAAGATAGACTGCATTGCCTTGTGAAGCGGGTTCAAGAGTCATTGAGTCCATGGGTCAACCATGGCAAAAACTCTTATTTTACCTGCAGGTTCCGTTTTGGTTCCTAATTTACCTAGGACGTCCTTATCAATAGGACGTTTCACCTTGAGTAGAACTGATTTGATTACTCCTTTGTAACAAACTCAGTTCCCCATCCAGTGAATCAAAACGTCGAAGTCACCTTCGATTAAACCTGCTGTGTTACCCGTGCTACTTGCTAAAACGAAGATCTCAGATTGTTCTGAAAGGGATCTTACGATACGCTTCTTTGGTACTTCCGTCCAGTTAGCGATTCTTTCGTCGTAGCTCATAATTTTTGGAAATTGATCTAAATTCAAGGCTCTTTGTTTCATGCGGATCGTCTGATTCACATTAACTCGAACTCCATCTGAAAGATCAATAGCCAATATACGGCGTGTACGGAGGAGTTCCTCATTATAAGGAATCCTTCTTACTTTTTCTAACACAGTTGCAAATTCAAACTTACCAGCAAGTAATGCATACTGATAGAGGTTAGAACGGATAGTTTGATGCTTATCGAGCCACCAAACTGAGGCACTTCTTCATACAGAAGCTCAACTAGAGCTAATATATGATAAGTTACTCTCTTCATCCGATATCGGGCCGGTTTGGGGGCCTGACTTTGCAATAGGGAAAAATTTTATAGGATCATTCAAGATCCTTAAGAATGTCGCTTCCTTAGCGAAATTCTTAAAAATCCCACCCCAAAAAATTGGAATAAATTTGCTTACTTCTAGTAGACGCTTTGCGGACAAAACGGAAGTGGCAGCATCGGTGATAGTTTTAGTTTTAAGAGTCCCAGGGAACTCTATAACACGGTACACCCCAAAAAGTGTGTTCCAGAACCGTATCACTGTCCTATCTCCCGACATTATTCTTCTTCTGTGGAGGACGGGAATTATCTGTGGAAGACCAGGTCTAGATCTTTTTACGCGAACTTTTAATTCGCTTAGATCTTTGACTCGATCCCCTCCTATCGATTGCATTAGTAGGACTTGTGAGGTCTTAAGGTGTAAAACAGCACCTCGTAGCCCTCGGCCTCTATACAATCGATGGAATCAAAAGGAAAAGGAGCATATAGCCCCTATATAACTTCCAAGCTTTCCATCCACCACTCCTAGTACTGAGATTTTAAGTCAGCCTATTAAGTGTCGACCGCCCTTTTGGACGATCATGCCATTAAAGCTCTTAATTTTCAATTCGACTAGATTACTGAAGGATTTTGTTGCCTCATCCAGTTCAGCCGTCTTAGCCCCCCTTAGTACTGTTGCCAATACCGAGAGGGCATCTTCACAATAATTATCCAAAATTACTTGTATAAATCATAGTGTTGTAACGTATCTATATATAATAAAAATTAGACGTTAATAAGTTAAGGTACAACCTTAATCCCGCTTTGAAAACATTAAGAATTTAGTTGTTATTTGTCAGATAACCCTGTGGTCTTTTTACCGCAGGGAATACCTCAAAGTTAATATTTCGTTGCCTTTTTCCAGGGTTTGCGCTACTTCTGTTCGCTTCGCTACTGCTCCTGGTTTACCATTACTTAATGGTAAAGAGAACCTTCTCTTGTTCAACTTTTTACATTGGGTAGTTTATACCAATGTTTAACTTTGATAACATCTTCGTTCTGTCCTGTTTCTGCTATGGATTAATCGATCTTAATATTTTCGAAAATTCTTATTATACCTACATTACCATTATGTAAGCGTTAGATAAGAGATCTATAGAGGTGTTAGCACTACAGATTCTTTGGCCCTTTCAGGTCCGATCAATCACTAACTTTGGTTAGATAATGTAGGATACGCCCAGAAACGATGCGTTTTTCCAATCCTGCTCTGTCACGCTCATTGCGCATGATAACTGATACGTTTTATCAGGTTTTATCCTGAGGAGATAATCGAGGTTCGACGAATCTAACTCTTCTCCAGTATCGTTATCAGGTTGGTGGCCTTTTTCAGCTCCAGTTCCCCGACAGTTACAGAAGCACCTTAACCCCGCTTAGCCTCTAAAAGAGGAGGCGTAGGCACCTTTTCAAAGGTTAGGTTGGTGTTACCTATAAGGTTATCTAAACACTGTCTTCCACTTAGGGGCGGAAGCCTGTCTAGAGCCTTTGACTCAGCAGATTTCTCCGCCAAGCCCGAAAGTCGCAAGAGCCCCCAAAGCTTCTTACGATCTACTTTTCTATAGTAGAGGCACGAATTTCACGTTTCCTCCTTAAAACTTATCATTATCAAGTATAAGTTATCTATAGCCGTGAGGTTATAACTATTTGCATAATTATCTTCTCAGATGTGAATCCCTTTCGGAAATCAAATCCGAAAGCCTCGCGGGGTTGACCGCAAAAAACTCTTAGCTTTTGGCTGAGAGTAAACCTCAGATCCTTTACAGGACCTG